CTCAGGCAGTTATCCAATGTAACCTCAGCGCCATCAGGCCATTCAGCAGAAAAAATGTCCAATTGTTCGCAGATTGCGCCAAGGCCAACGAGGTATTCATGCGTGATTTTCATCGAGCGTCCTTTCGTCAGACGGGCGGCAGCCATTGGCCGCCCATTACCGTGACTTGTCTCCCTGTGTTTTGCCCAATCATGCCAGCCTCACTCAGCCGCCGCATGTGATACCAGACGGTAGCAGTTGAGGCTATATTCAATCCCTGGCATATCTGACGGATGCTGGGGGAGTTGCCATCATTGGCTTTCTTGTAATCGATTATGTATTGGTAGATTAGGTTAGTTGTGTCCATAATTTCTCAATAAAAATGCCGCCTCGGAATATTTCATCCCAGGCGGCTTCGCAAGTCGCTAGAAGCGGCGGCTCTTGTCGTGGCGGGTTACGAGCCTGCTAGACCTACCCGCAATATTTGGCAATTATTCAGGTGGCCACCATTGGCTTAGGCGTGCTATGCGCTTGAGCGTGGAGGGACCAACCTCCTTTTTAGCGAACATTTCCAGGAGCAGCCACCATGGGCTACCCCGGCTTTCATCCACGGTAATAACTTGCACGCGAACCTGGTCGTACAATCCCCTATTGGTCCAATGTGGGATTCCATCTGGCTCGAGGTTGTCTTTAATCCAGGTATTTGCCTCTTCCATGGTTTCCGAGAACAGTAACCACTGTGTCCCGTATCCAGTGCCGTACTCGTTTACTAGCGGCATATCTATCGCCACTACTTTTATTTTTTTGTCCATTTTATTCTCCTTGTCCCTAGCCTGCCTTGTGGTCAGGGCCTTATAGGGTCGCCGGTGCAGGAGATCCGCCCGGCTGTAGTTGTGATTAGTTCCTAACAGATGTAGATATTATAGCAGAACAATTGTTTATTTGTCAAGAGGGAATTTCTGACAAAAATGCAAGAGCCGCCCTTTCGGACGGCTCTGCCTGGATTAGGATCGTTGCGGCAGAGTACTGCCGAGCCGATCACACGGGTGAACCCGAATTTTATCCAGGCTATTTACGTTCAATCGTCCAGACGGAAAGCGTGCCTACGATAACACCAAAAACAATCAACGAGATGGCAACGATTGGGGAAACATCAAAAAAATAGGATGCAATACCTACGAGTATCAATGACACTGCGATAAAAGACACGATCACTGCTGGACGCACGGTATAAAACCTAGTTTTGTAATTATAATACATTCTGAGCGAGGGCGACAGAGCCAGCCAGGAGGCGTAGAGCTTCATCGCCTCGGCCCGTTCCGCTTCTCCTAAATTTCCCCAACCGTCTGTATTGGTTTCTTCCATGTGCCCCTCCCGATTCGCCATGCGAGATTGCCGGTAATGGCATTAACGAATCGGGGTGTGTTATGTTACACGAATGAGAGCTGGCCGGTAGTTGGTTGTTTCTCCTGGTATTCCTGTGCCCGCTCCATCGCGTCATCCAGGATGCGCTTGAGATTGGGGTCTTGTTTTGCTCCCAGATACAAGCGCAGGAAGGCGGGGTCCAGATCTGGCGGCAGCATTCCCATCGCTACCCAGATATCGGGTCCGAATACCTCCGCCATGCGCTGGCGGACGGCTAACTCGGGCATGGTGTTGCCGTCCTTATAGCGGCCCATGGATTGGAAAGCCACTCCGACCCGATTGGCGAGCTCCTGCCAGGTGACGATGTGGCCTTCGCGCCTGCTGATTTCCACCCTTTGGCGTTCAAGAAACTCAGCAAGTTTTTTATAGCGTGACATACTCTCTCCTTCTAAGCAGGTTATGATAACCTGATTATATCCTATTATCAGGGATGGATAACTACCACTTGGTGGGGGGAGTTCTCAACAGATGTGAGGAACTCCACATTTTAGGGTATAATATCAGTAGTAAACCCGCCAAGCCTCTATCTATACCAGGTCCCCAAAACCTTGGATATGCGCCACTGTGGCGGGTGGTCGGCTGGGCTGGATATTCCATGTCCGGTCTAGCCAATATAACCCACCGGAGCGGCTCACGGGATACCCAGACTGGTTGTGCTGATCACACGTAATCAGGCCGTGAGCATCAGAGAGGTTGTCCAGCCACCGAGGAGCAGGGTTAAAATCCCCCCGCTCCGGTAAATCAGATAGGAGGGAATATGGCACAAACTATCGCACTTGCTTTAGCCCTGGCTTTTCTCACAGAGAGTATGGTCGAGTATCTATTTGGGCAGATCATCGACCAGGTGAATCTCGACAAGCTCCGCTGGCTGCTAACCTATGTGGCAGCCGCGGTGGGCGTTGGGCTTGCCTTTTACTACCAGCTCGACCTGCTGGCGCTGATCGGGGATAGCGTGCCCTCTTCGGTCGGCTTTTTGTTATCTGGGCTGGTGATCGGGCGCGGGGCAAACTACCTGCATGGGTTCGTGAGTACATATTTGCTGAGAAGGGAGTACTAGGGGGATAAACAATGCCAGAGGATGAAGTCAATAGCAGGATATCGACGCGGGAATTTTATATTGCCCTGCTCAAGCAGAACGAGCGCATGGATGACATGGAGCGGCGCATCTTGGGGCGCATAGATGAGATATCAAAAACGCCGGTGATGGTAGCGCATAACGCTGCGTCGATCGCGGAACTGCGCGATGACATTGATAACCTAAAATCCGTATCTACCTGGTGGAGTGGAGCCAATACCGCATTAGCAATCATAGGCGGGATTATCGGCTCCATTTTTGGAACGAAACAATAAGCACCTTAACATGGGGAAATATGGCAAAGACCCCGCGACGTGAGAAGCGCCGCCGTTCAACGCCGGATTAATCAAAGGGAGGTGAGACTTGTATTCAGCAGTGTTCGATATCGAGACGACCGACCTGGGCGCAGTAGGCGCCGGGATTGTCACCGTCGTTTGCATCCGACCAATGCAAACCAGACGGACAAAGACCCTCCACCTGGGCATGTATGAGTTCGAGAAAGATGATTCCTATGGCTTTCTGGAGCGCGAAGAGACGGCACTGTTACGGGCGGTACTGGAGGAGTTTCGCAAGTACCATGTCCTGATTGGACACAACATCGAGAAGTTTGACTGGCCGTATTTGCGCAGTCGGGCATTCATCCGGGACGTGAGCTGGGACGTGTACCCCGCGTTATATGACACGCTCAAGGCGTTCCGGCGCACCCGATTTCTGACCGTGCCCAATGGTTACGGGAAGCCGACTGGAAGCCTGGCTCACGTGGCTGATTTCGCCGCAATCACGCAGGAGAAAACCGCGATATACCCACGGGCCAGGTGGGAGAAAATCTGGGGCAACAAGGCGCGCAGGGAAGAGGCATTGCGGGAAGAGGCAGACCACTGCCAGCGTGATGTGAGGATGAACGCCCAGGTGTTCGAGTTCCTATGGGCGGCCGATATGCGACCGACAATCAAGAAGGCAATCTAATGGGCGCAAAGGAAAAACTTTTCGGCGATTGGCGGGCGCTCTATGAGACGGTGCCCCCGTTACTTTCAGAGGACGAGAAAACGATACCCATGATCTCGGCTGACCTGGGTATTAGTTATGACGCTGCACACCAGCTCATCGAGAGATGGATACGAGACGGGAAGATTATCTTCGTGGGGCTGCGATGGCAGAAAGGGCGGGCGCCAGCCAAGGCATATAAACTGGTCACTTAAAGTGACCATAATAGATTGTGAAAAAGCATAGCGAGTTTTGTAAAAGAAAGGCGGATAGATGACACCATTTGACCCACGTGTACGCAAGTATTCTGACTTCGCCGCGCCGTATGACAGCTTCTGGGCGCGCTGGGAGTTTACTGCAAACCTCGTCATCGACAAGGTAGAGGGGTACAGCTATCCCGTTGTTTACGGCATAGACCTCTCGCGTCACAATGCGGACCCGATCGACTTTGACCGGGTCTACAATGCGGGCTACCGCTTCGTCATCTTCAAGGCGAGCGAGGGCAGTTCGTACCGTGACCCGCAGTTCGAGGCGCGCTGGCCGCGGGCATATGATGCCGACCTGTGCCTGATGGCATATCACTTTTTCCGTGACGGGGCGAGCGGGATAAGCCAAGCGGATAATTTCTTGAGCGCCATCGATCCGATGTACCAGGCCGTCAACCGCAACACCCGCATGTGGCTGGATGTGGAGGCTAATGACGGGATCACCGTCACCACGCGGCGGGTGCGAATTTCTGATTTTCTAACTATGGTGCATTCGCTGGGCGGCGTATATTCCAGCCCCTATCTCTGGCAGGTACTCACCAATAATATGCCGTTACCTGAGAGCGCGGCCGGATGGGCGGCGCATTGGACCAGCGCAGACCAGCCCACAATCCCCGGCGGCTGGACGCGGGCCAATACGCGGCTGTGGCAGATCGGCATTGCGGGCTCTCATGCCTGGGCGCCAGCCGTGCCGGGTGTGCCTGGTAGATGTGACGTCAACGTATTCTTTGGCGACCTGGCGGCGCTCGATGAATGGCTGGGCGACCAGAACCCGCCACCTCCGCCAGATGACCTGGAGGAGCGAGTGCTGGAGCTTGAGAACAGGACGCTAATGCAGGGCGTGATGATTATGGGCCTGGATGAGCGGGTAAGGATGCTGGAGGGCAGGTAAAGACATGAAACGATATCCAATAAAAATTCATAAAACAATATGGTTTCCAATTCCCCTGTGGCTACGCCGATTGCAAATGATTTGGAATGGGAATCTTTACTATCGCTGTTGGACGTGTGGGTATCCCAATTATTCTTTTATTGGCTGTGGGGTTATTAATTGTGCGCGTGATAAATATCCTGGCAGGCTTACACAAATGGTCGCCAATTATTGTGCCAGATTTCGCATGAAAACATAGGGGGATACCTCAGGAGGGGCAGAGGGGCGCAGGTGGGAAAAACCAAGGCGCGGAGGGAAGAGGTATAGGGTGTTCTGCCCCTGAGATGGTGGTGAGATGAGCGAGAGAAACGGTATCTATTGGACCAACGAGAAGCGCAAATTGAGCCAGCTAAAACCCTGGCCGCGTAACCCGCGCCAGATCAAGCAGGATCAGGCGAAGCGGCTGGGCGAGAGCTTTGATCAGTTCGGCCAGGTGGAAACCCTGGCTATCGGCCCGGACGGAGAAATCTATAACGGTCATCAGCGGCTAAATGTGTTGATGGTAGAACACGGCGCGGATTATGAGGTCGATGTCAGGGTTGCCAGCAGGCCGCTATCAGAGAAGGAACGCGAGAAGCTAACGGTCTATCTGCATAAGGGCGCGGCTGGCGAGTGGGATTTCGATATTCTGGCGAATGAATTTGAGCTGGACGATTTACTGGATTGGGGGTTCGACAAGAAGGAGCTTGACCTTGATTTGTGGCTGCCAGAGCCGCCCGAGGATCCCGGCGCACAGATGGACAGGGCTGAGGAGCTGCGCGAGAAGTGGGGCGTGGAGAGCGGGCAGCTATGGCAGTTGGGCGAGCACCGGCTGATTTGCGGGGACTGCACGGATCGGGCGGTGGTTGAACGGGTGATGGGGGGGGAGAAGGCTGCTTTTTGTTTTACAGATCCACCCTATAACGTAGGTATTGATTATGGCGAAACAACGGATGATAACCAATCATTTGATGACTTTGGGAGATGGTGTGGTTTATGGCTTGCCCATGTACCCAAAAAACATCTAATGACTGTGGGAATAAAGCGTATGTTATGGTGGCGAGAAATTGCCGGTGATCCCACCTGGATTATCGCTTGGGTCAAGCGCAATGGTCAAGGAAACACTAAACTGGGCGGCACAAATAAATGGGATTCTATTCTAGCCTATAACGTTGAACCCGACGGTGGTATAGACATCGTTGAGATAAATAACGATTATTCAGAAAATATCAAGACTTTAGGTGGTCACCCAACGGCAAAACCAGTCGAATTATGGGAATTAATTATGAGGCGATTTTGTTTTGACAATGAAATTGTTTACGACCCCTTCCTTGGTTCTGGCACCACCCTGATCGCCTGCGAGCGTCTCGGGCGCAAGTGCAGGGCAATCGAAATCAGCCCAGCTTACTGCGCTGTGGCAATCCAACGCTGGGTGGACATGACCGGCGGCGAGCCAGTGTTGTTATACAACGAGGAACAACAAGATGGCTGAGGGTGGTATTACTGGCAAGGGTTTTCGTAAAGGCGATCCGCGAATAAACCGCAAGGGCAGACCTCGCAGTTTTGACGCGCTGCGTACTCTCGCCCAACAGATCGCCCATGAGGAGGCCAAATCTGGCGGCGCGCCCGTAGTCGTCGAGGGGCATAAAGCCACAGTAGCAGAGATGATTTTGCGCCAATGGGCGGCGAGCAAGAACCCGCAATTGCAGCGGGTGTTTATCGAGATTGCATTTGGAAAGGTGCCGGACGTTCTAGATATGACCAGTACCGGGAAAATCGAAGTGGAATATGTCAACAGTCCGACTGCGGCTTCCGGGCTATCATCCGGGGCAGGCGAAGATTGATAACGGATTAAAGCGGTTCAACGTTATGGCGTGTGGGCGGCGATTTGGTAAAGACATTTACGAAATGAACAAAACAATCGAGCCAACATTACAGGGCTATGATGTGGGATTTGCCGCTCCGACCTATAAGACTCTTATGGAGAATTGGCGGGCAATCAACAACCTGGTTGCGCCAATCATAAAGCGTCGTAACGCCCAGGAAATGCGCCTTGAGCTAACGACGGGCGGATCGATTGACTTCTGGTCACTCGACAATCCAGACCTGATACGCGGCAGGAAATATAAACGCTTTACCATCAACGAGGCCGGCTTCGTGCGCGACCTTATGGAGATATGGAATTTCATTATCCGCCCTACACTGATTGATTACGCGGGCGACGGCTTTTTTGGTGGGACGCCTAAGGGCATGAACGGATTCTGGCAGATGTATCAACGGGGATTGGATCCTCAAATTGACGACTGGGCTTGCTGGCAGTTATCCAGCTATGAGAATCCATATATCCCCAAATCTGAGATCGATAAGATGGTGGAAGATCTGCCGGATCGAGTAGTTCAGCAGGAGATATTTGCACAATTCTTGCCCGACGCTGGCGGCGTATTCCGGCGCGTGATGGAGGCGACCAGCTCTCAAGAGCTTTCTGAGGCACAGCCCGGACACCAATATATCGCCGGGGTTGATGTGGCAACGTTGGTAGATTTTACTGCCGTTTCTGTTTTTGACGTTGGCGAGAGACGGCAAGTTTATCTGGATAGATTCAATCGCATAGATTATTCCGTTCTTGAGGATCGCCTGGAGGGTATTTATAAGCGGTTCAATCTATCGACAATGATCATCGAGGCTAACTCTATCGGGCAGCCAGTCATCGAGGCAATGGTCAGTCGGGATTTATCAATAATTCCATTCATCACCACGAACGCAACCAAGCAGGCGGCGATTCAGGATTTGCAGGCCGCTTTCGAGCATAGCGAAATCAAGATACTCAACGATCCCATACAAATCGGGGAACTCCAGGCTTATGAGGGAGAACGAACCCCGTCTGGAGCCTGGAGGTATGGAGCGCCCGAGGGCATGCACGACGATACGGTAATGGCAATGACAATCGCATGGAGCGGTATTGGAGGTCGTCTTGAAATATATTAGGACCCGCTTAGATGATATAATAGCATTTGCCGGCTTCTGCTTCCTGTCATACGGCGTTTTCCTGTGGCTGGGACTGCCGGCGACGTTGATATTCGTTGGGGGGATATGTGTTTACGTGGGGGTGAGATATGAGCCTGATCAAACAACTGGCAACGAGAGCACTTAAATTCACCCCGGCGACCGCGGAGGTAAACTGGGAGCGCATTGAGACTTTGGTACACGGTCCCGGCGCGGGCTATGATAAGCGCACCATCAACTCCGCTGTATTTGCGTGTCTCATGGCGGTCGCTACTGCCTACCCGGAGCCTCCGCTGGTGGTCATGCAAAAAGACCCGGATGGAAACGATGAGCATCTGGAGGAACACCCCCTCCAGGATCTGCTGACCTATCCAACGCCGGACGGCGAGCTGACGATGGAGGAGCTGTTGTTCTGGACTGCATGGGCGAAGCACGTCGATGGAAACGCCTACTGGTTGAAAGTGCGCTCTGGAAACGCGCTGACCGGCAACGTAGTGGAAATCTGGCCCATCTCGCCCTCTGTCATGGAGCCAGCAACGGAAAAGGGCGACAACGGCAGGCCCGCGGACTGGATCAGCTATTACAAGTACCATATCACGCCCAGCGAGACAGTCAGGGTGCCGGTGAAAAACGTCGTTCATTTCCGCCTGGGCCTGGACGACAAGGACATGCGCAAGGGGCTGGCGCCCCTGAAAGCCCTGGTGCGCGAGATGAGCTCGGATAATGAGGCCAACCAGTTCATCGATGCGCTGCTCAAAAACTATGCCGTGCCCGGATTGGTGGTTATACCTGCTGGCGGGGTAACTATCAGTGAGGGGGATGCGGATCGGCTTACGAACAAGTTGCGCCAAAAGTTCAGCAGCGAATCGCGGGGCAATATTGCGGTGATGTCACGGGAGACCCAGGTTCATCAATTCGGATTTTCACCTAAGGACCTGGATATGTCCACTCTGCACCGTGTCCCGGAGGAGCGGATAGCGGCGGTCATAGGCGTACCGGCTATCGTTGCCGGGCTGGGTGCGGGTCTGGAGCGCGCTACCTATGCAAACTTCAAAGAGGCGCGCGAGATGTTTACCGAGGGAAAGTTGATCCCCCAGTGGCGCGCAGATGACGCGAAGATCAACGCCTCACTGAAGCCGGATTTCACCGACGATCCCGATATCTACGTAAAGCGCGATCTGAACGAGGTGCGCGCCCTACAGGAGGATCAAAACTCAAAATACGAGAGATTGCAAAAGGCTGTAGCACAAAAGGCGTGGCTTACCCGCAACGAGGCGCGCACTGAGACGGGCTTTGATCCGGTCGAGGAGTGGGAAGAGGCGGACATTGCCCCGCCACAGATACCGCCGCAGCTCCAGCAGGGTCAAAACCAGAACCAGCCAGGGCAGAATGGCAATGGGCGCCTTCGAGAGGAAGAGGAAATGCTGAATGAGATGCGCACCTGGCATCGCTGGTCGCTGAAACAAATCGAGAAATACGGCAGGATCGAGCGAGATTTTGAAACGAGCCACCTGCCATTATCATTATCTGGGGCAATAGCCGGCGCGCTGGAGGAAGCCAGGAGCGCCGATGACGTTGAGCGAGTATTCGCTAATATCTGGAATGGATATCCATAAATTCAGGAGGGAAATGAAATGTTAGATACACTTGTACGACAAAACTGCAAGACATGTGGGGCACGGCTGAAATCCAACCGCTGCAACGCCTGTGACGCGATCCAGTACGACGATGCGCCGGGCGATGATCATATCAAGGTGCGCGGCTTCTTCCGATTGCACATCACCGAGAGTGATGACATTGTCGGCGATTCGGGCTGGCAGAAAAACTTGGTCGTCAACGAGGGCTTCCGGGATTACCTGTCCCGCCTTCTGGGCGCCATTGCCAGCTCGAAGCAGGTCAGTTATGCTGCCCTGGGCACAGGCGGCGCTCCAGCGGCCGGGGATACCACCCTGGCGAACGAGGTCACTCACAATGCTTCTTCACGCGATGCGGTGACCGCTGCTACCAGCTCCAACTCTAAGGGCGTGAGATTCACCGGGACGTTCGCCAGCGCAGACAGCCACAACACCGCAACCGTCAATATCAGCAATATCGGCCTGTTCCAGCAATCGAACACCAATACCGGCACGATCTTTGCGGGTGCGGCATACGCGTCGTCAAGCTGGGCGACCAACCAGAACGTTAATTATACTTACGATATCACATTTTCGTAGATTACCTTTATATTATGTTTCGTGGTATAATTTCCGCGGAGGTGATTATGCCAGCGAAACTGAAATATCCGGGTTTACAAAACAAGGAATGGCTATATCGTAAATATCATATTGATATGCTTTCGACTAAACAGATTGCCAAAGAAATTGGTGCGACGTTTGGTGCAGTATCAAGTTGGATGCAGCGACATGGAATTGAGCGGCGTTCGATAAAAGAATCTCTGTCTGTGCGCTATCAGAATGGGAGATGTGGAAAAAAAGCGGCAAATTGGCGTGGAGGGAAAAGGGTAGCAAATGGATATGTTTTTCTATATACACCCGGTCACCCCAATGCAACTCCTGATAAACCCTACATTCAGGAACATCGGCTTATTATGGAAAAGCATCTTGGGCGTTTCTTGGAGACTGATGAAGTAGTGCATCATCTGAATGGCGTCAAGACTGATAATCGCATTGAAAACTTACAGGTGATTAAACGAGGAAAACATGTCAGCAACCACTTTAAAGCCAGCCATGAGGTTTTAACCATCCGCGAATATATAAAGGAGCTTGAAGCTGAAAACGAATATCTCAGAGCTGAAATCCAACGGCTTCAAAGTCGAGGAATTGCTTAGCCAAAATGCGGGCATCCATCTCGACCTTGGCGGAGGCGCGCATCCGCAACGCGGCTTTATCAATATCGATATCCGCGAGCTGCCAGAGGTCGATATCGTCCACGACTTACAGGTAGTCCCATGGCCGTTACCCGACGCGTGCGCCAGTCGGGTAATGGCTTCGCATCTGGTGGAGCATATCAGCCCGGCTGGAGGTGTATTTATCCGTTTTATGAATGAAGTCTGGCGGGTGATCAAGCCTGGCGGGGAGTTTATGATCTCAATGCCCTACGGCCTATCTCCCGGCTTCGTTCAGGACCCGACACACTGTAACCCCTGCAATGAGGCGACCTGGGCGTATTTTGACCCGCTGCACCAAAGCCGGCTGTGGGAGATTTACAAACCGCGCCCGTGGTATTACCGCTATGTGTCGTTCGATCCGATGTGGAACATGGAGGTTTTGTTGATTCGGCATAGTGAGGATTCCCAATTATGGGAGAAAGAGAGGACAGAATGGGGACCGATGAGCTTCGAGTAGAAACCACAATAATCAAATCCGGCTCCGATCCCTACTCTGGGCGGCTGTGCGTGGGAACGCCCACCCTGGGGACGATTCGCATCGAATGGCACCAGGCACGCATCGGCCAGATAATCCCGGTCAACTGGTCGATGGTTACCATCATGGAGGGGATGGGCGGATACGTTCCACTTGGCTTTCTGGTTGCAGACGCTCAAAACCTGATCGTTAAGCATACCGTGGAGGGCAACTTCGATTGGCTGCTGCTCTATGAGGATGATGTCCTGCCCCCGGCGGATGCGTTCATCCGCCTGAACCAATATATGCTGGACGGGGATATACCTGTAGTCAGTGGGCTATATTATGCCAAGTCCAGGCCGCCCGAGCCGCTGGTATTCCGCGGGCGGGGGAATGGCGTATACCAGAAATTCAAGCTGGGCGAGAAGGTCTGGGCGGATGGCGTCCCGACCGGATTTCTATTAATCCATACCTCGATCCTCAAGGCAATGTGGCCGGACTGCGAGCCTTACCAGGTAAAGGGCATGCAGACTCGGCGGATGTTTATCTTCCCGCGGGATCTGTTCCACGATCCCGAAACTGGGCATTGGCGCTCGCTGATGGGCACAAGCGATCTGGATTGGTGTACACGAGTGATGGAAGGAGGCTATCTCAAGAAGGCCGGCTGGGACAGCTTCCAGCGCCGTAAATATCCGTTCCTGGTAGATACTAATCTGTTCTGTCACCACATCAGCACGACGGGAGAGTTGTTTCCATGACTACTGTATTGATTAATGATAACGAAATAAATGATGAGTTTCTAAAATTAGAAATCGAAAGGATTGATAATATCCCTAAATCAACACTAATTAAAATACGTGTTAGGGGGGAAAAAGAATGGTTGTTTTATCAATTTCGTCTATATGAGGGACAGGGCCTTGTATTTAGGGATAATGGAAAAGACGAGTTTGTTGATAAGGGGATCGCAGAACGTACGCTTTCCAGGGAAGCCAAGAAAAAAGAAGTCATAGCAATGTGGGATGAAATAGAATAGGAGATATTATGCACCCAAAAGTTAGAGAGCTAATCGATGCGATCCTGGCATTGCCGAACGTCGATGATGTTTTGACGCTATCCGCTGAGGGCGGCGTTCCATTGATTGATGGTCGCTGGCTGGTGCCGCTAAATGTGTATTTGCGCTGGGGCAGAGAAGAATCTTTAGGGATTCATGTGGTAGAAAATATACGGACTGAGGATGTTTTTGGGGGATGAATGAACCTCGCCATTGGCCTGATCCACAACAAGAACCCGGCCACCAACCGCAACCAGATTACCGCTCTTACGGCATTGGTAGAGCGCCATGTGCTGAATCTGGCCGGTCAGGAGTTCGACCCTACAACGCAAGACGACGTCGGGATTTCCCGCGTCTACTACACGATTGCGGGTTTGAGCGTGCCCCACGAGGCGATCTTCTTTCAGGTTGTCCCAACGGGCGTAAACCCACCCAACAATCTGTATAACCTCGACAGCTATAAGGTCTTCTACTCACCCAATGATAACGCGGATAAGACCGGCTCACATCCGCGCTTCTGGAACTGGACGCTCAAGCGCGGCTTTGATTACGGGGCAGATATCTCCTGTGTGATTACTGATCACTCCTTGTTCACCGTCGCCGGGTTGCAGCTCCAGATCGGGCGATTGATCGACCGGCGTGTGTTGGTCGTGCCGCTGTGGGGGCTGGCCGCATCCGCTCGCCTATTTCGTGAGGTGGGACAACTGCGCGAGGATTTAGGCTTCTCGGGGGCGCTTGACGACCTGCGGGCGAGGATTATCGCCAGGGGGTTAGAGCATGGCTAGGCTTGCCATTGTCGGCGCTGAGCTTAATACCACATCGTCGGGCGTTGAGTGGACGGCGCGCGTCGCGTCTGGATGGCCGTCGATTTCCAGCACCATCAAACGCAGCGGCGCTTATAGCGTACAGATCAATTCACTGGTTTCCGCTACTCCAAAATGGGTGGCCAGCCAATACGCAGGAGGCGGGACAGGCCCGTGGTTTGCGCGGGTTTATATCCGCCCGGATACGCTGCCCAGCGCCGAGAACACGATCGTCGCCCTGAATGATGGCCCGAACGTTACAACCCCTATCATCTGGGTGACGCTTGATAATACGGGCGTGCTGCGCCTGTATGACGAGGACGGCGCGATTGGCTCGGCATCCTCTGCTCTGACCACGGGGTCATTTGAGAACCGCATCGAGTTACAGACAAACGCCTCAGGCGGCGCGGGGGCGTGCATCGTGCGCTGCCTCCTGAATGGGACGGAGTTCGCCGGATCGAGTACGCGGTCGCTCTCTGCCGGGACTAACGCAATCGTCATCGGCGGCAACCTGCTCTCCGAGGCGCAGACACAGGGCGAGTGGTATTTTGACGACCTGGCAATTAACAATAATTCGGGGTCGTTTCAAAATAGCTATCCAGGCGCGGGCAATGTGGTTGCGCTGCGCCCCAACACGACGGGCGATAATGCAGCCTTTGCCCGCGGCGGGACGGACAGCGGGGCTAACTGGTCTCAGACAGACGAGATTAATCCCAACGACGCCACCGACTATGTGTCGTCAGGGACGCTTAACCACATAGACGACTACAACTGCGAAGCCTCGCCCGCGGATGTGGATACGGTCAACGTCGTCGCTGTAGGTGTGCGCCACACGCTATCATCCGCCACCGGCTCCGACCCCTTATTTGTCACCCGCATCAAAGCCTCTGCTGGCGGGACGGTCGAGGAATCGGCCACCCATTTTGTAAATAATACTACCTGGTACTCTAACTCCGAACCGACATTTGCGGCGAACTCCCGCCTGGTCTTGTACGACCTGCCTGGGGCGAGCACCACAGCCTGGACGAAGTCTGACCTGGACGCAATGCAGATCGGGGTGCGTATCTCTACCGGCGATGCCGATGCGGCCTGGGTTTCGACGCTCTGGGCGCTGGTGGACTACGTGCCAAGCGGCGTTTCAGATCTCACCGTATCCAAAACCGAAGCCGTAACGCTGGGAGATACGCCTACTGTTGCCCCGCTGGTTATCCCCAATCTGAGCCTATCTGACACGGTATCTATCCTGGACACCGTAGTAATGGAGCTCAATATTGAGATCGCTGTCTCTGACATGGTTGCAGTTGCCGACGTTGCCAGCATTGGCCCGCTTATTCTGCCAGACCTCAATATCACAGATAGCGTAGCCGTCGCCGACGCTGCCCAGATAGAACCTCTCGTTATTGATGTTTCGGTTGCTGATGCAATATCAGTAGTAGATTCCGCAACTGTAAGTATCCCTGTTGAGGGTGATCTAAACGTATCTGTCTCTGACGCGGTTGCTGTCTCTGACGCGGCCCAGGTCGACCCCCTTGCTCTAAGCCTGTCAGTATCCGAGGCTGTAGCAGTTGGAGAGACAATCGCAGCTATTGTTTCCGATCCGGCAATATCCGTAAGCGATGCTGTCTCAGTCACAGATACGGCTACCGTAAGCATCCCGGTCGAGGGCGAGCTGAGTATATCCGTATCCGATGCGGTTTCCGTTTCCGATGTAGCCCAGGTTGTATCTTCGACCGACCTGTCAATCGAAGTCAGCTATGATAACTTTGCCTACTGGAAAAGCGGGGTAAAAATCTCGTGAGCTATCGTATCTATTACGCGGATGGAAGCACATACGATGGCGACCCCTGGCAGGCGCCGTTTTATCGGGCGCTTCTTATTCTGGAGCGCGATCCGGATCATGGGCGGCGCATCGTCTCCGGCGCAGACTACTACTGCTGGATGCCAGAGGAAAACCGCTGGCGGGGCTACGACCTGCCAGGCATGATGCAATATATGTATATTCCAGGTCCTAAGCGCTACCTGGTCGGCGAGATGGTCAATAACGACCTGTGGAACGCCACTTATCGACGAGCCGAGAATGACCCCGATTTCCCTTCCCGCACGGCATACGGCGTTTACGAGGAAAAGGGCGCAAGATGACCAATCCCAGTTATACCCAGGTTGGATTTCGCGGGCGCAACGATAACGGCAGTGAATCCAGCGCTACCTGGAAAGCCAACGAAAACGTCAACTGGTCGCAGAACGTGGCGGAGAATTTCCGCGTCCGCTTCAGGATCGATGAGACGGTTCCTAGACTCTGGACCAATAAGACCTTTAACTTGTACTATTCTGTGGGTGCAGGATATAACCCGGTCAGCGGGACGACCCCGGTACAGTTTGCGCTGTCAAGTAATTTCAACGACAACGATGACTGCACCCAGCAGCTAACCGGCGGGACAGGAACATTCCTGGTTAACAACAATGGGATGAAGGAGGCGACCGGCGGATCTGTCAATACCGGCGCAGGTGGGGAGATTTGGGATACTGAATGGTGTTTAACCATAGACCCCGCACAGGTGGCTGACGGAAATACGATTACCCTGCGCATCTATGACGGCGCCTCTGCCATTACTACCTATTCTAATACGCCCTCGATCACGGTTGTCGAGCGCAGTTTCAGCGTTTCCGACGCGGTGACGGTAGGGGATAGCGCGACCGTCCAGGTCGAAGCCCCAGTAATCACAGACCGGGAAATAAATACATCTGATGCCGTGGCATTAGCGGAAAGCTCGAAGGTGGAGCTGGAGAGCCTTGTCAGCGCCAGCGAAGCCGTAGCCGTTACGGATACGGTACGCTATTACCAGGAACACATCAACGTCTCTGAATTTGTCTTAGTAGAGGTCGAGGCGCTGATAGGAGATCTGGATATCAGCGTATCCGATTCCGTCGCCGTTGCGGATAGTGCGCAGATCGAGCCATTGACTCTGGATATATCGGCGTTAGAAGCGGTTGCTCTTGCCGAAGCGCAGCAGCTCGATATCTCCATCGAAATCAGCCGGAGCGAAGCGGTTGCAGTTGCAGAAGCGGTCACGACCGTTGTTTCTGGGCCAGAGATACTGATCAGTGACGCCGTTTCAATCACGGACACGGCCTCTGTCACTATCCCAGTCGCCGGGCAAATAGAGATCAACATCTCGGATAACGTGACGATATCCGACGCCACAACTATTGCCCCGTTGGAGATCAACGCAAGCGCCTCCGAAGCCGTCTCAGTCGGTGAAGCACAGACATTAGACATCCCCATTAATATATTCGCCTCAGATGCGGTTTCGGTTACGGATACTGCAAGCATTGCGCTCCCCGACGCCCTGGCAATCAGCCAGACCGAGAGCATTGCCGTTGCCGAGGCGGTAACAATAAGCTCCGCCCTGGAAACGCCGTCCATTTTTGTTACCGATAACGTCTCAGTCACTGATAACGCCATAATGGCATTTGCCGGTACGCTGGTGATCGAGGCGTCAGAGGCCATTTCAGTTACCGATGTGCTCCAGGCGTTTGTCCCGGCAGGCGTGGGGCATAGGGTATTTGTACGTTTCGAGGACAGGCGCGCATACGTGGATTTTGAAAATCGGCGCCATTACGTGCGCTTCGAAGACCGGCGAGTTTATCAGGAGAAACATGATGAGTAATGTTATTGTCCCCCCAAAAGACCCAAACGAGATCAAGCCCTATCACGTTGTATGGTGCGATAAGGACGGCACCAACGATGGCAGCGCGAACGATGACGGCGAGCTGCAAAGTGCGACGATCAGCACCTCGACCTGGACGGTTCCCACCGGTCTTACCGAGCAAAGCAGCAATAAAAACGCGGTGACCATCAAGGGCGTGAGCTATCTGATTAATACCGTAGCGACAATCTGGGTATCCGGCGGCACGGCAGGGAATGATTACGACGTGCTCAACCGGGTGGTGCTCAGCGATGGGCGTACACTGGATAAGACCATTACTATCCCAGTTCGGGATAAGTAATATTCAACGGCTGAATTATGGCAGACATACCGAATCGAGGCGAATTAGAACGCAGGATGGCGAGGCTGCTGGCCCGTTTCCTGTCCGCGCACGGGGGGCACTTGTTGGAGAAAATGGGCGACCCACCGCGCCTGGAAAACCTGCCGCTGGACTTCTGGTCCAGAGAGGGGAGGGCGCTGGCTAAAATCCTGTCCCCTTTCTTAGAGGACATATTCTTGGAGCAGGCCAGGCGATTGATGATGAGCCAGCCGGTCGGGGCGGATTGGGCGCTGGTGAATGAGGGCGCAATCAGATGGTCGTCGACCTATACGTTCGAGCTGATAAAGGGGATGAATGAGACCACGCAGAGGGTAGTCAGCCGCGCCCTGAGCAACTATTACCAGCAGGGACAGACCATCGGAGAGCTTCAACGGGCGCTGGCTGGCACATTCGGACCGGTGCGCGCCGAGATGATTGCAGTAACCGAGGTCACCCGCGCCAGCGTCCAGGGAGAGATGGCAATAGCGGGTGAGCTAAGAAAGCAAGGCATTGAAATGACACCGTTTTGGCAGACCAACGCCGACGAGCTTGTTTGCCCGATATGCCAGCCCAGGAATGAAAAACGCCAGGGGGATGGCTGGATTGATCCGCCGCCCGCGCACCCACGCTGCCGGTGTTGGATCAATCACGAACTGCCGAAATTAATCGCAGTGAGGGCATGATGGCCGAGAATCCCCGCGGAATAGGCAAATTGCTGAGAAAACTGGATAGCCTGGAGGGCATGGCTATTGCCGTCCGTGCCCTACGCGCTGGCGCGTTGCACGTCAAAGGCAAAATTGCCAGATACCCGCCATCGAGCATTGCTAATAGCCCAGGGCAGCGCAGGTGGTACGAGCGTGGCTACGGCCCGCGCTGGCGGCGCAGAGATAACAGCATCGGAGGGAGTAAGACATCTGAGACGCTGGGGCGCAGATGGACAATAGGCGAGCGGTCAAGCGGCTTTCAGCAGGTGATCGGGAATAATGTCAGCTATGGGCCGTATGTGCAGTCAGAGGAGAAGCAGGCCAGGTTTCACAGGGCGCGCGGCTGGCTGACGGATGAGAAGGTTATCGACCAGGAGGAAAAAACAATCCTGAAATTTATCAAGGACGAGATCGATAAGGCACTAGCACAGTAAAAGGAAATGCAGTAATATTGGCTCCTTAGATTTTGTGATATAATATTCATCGACTGAATATTACACCTGGTTGCAAGATGACTCCAGAGGCCTCGAAGGGGCGGTAACAGAGGCAATCGGGTAAGGCGTATAGAGGCTAGACTAATAGCAGCGCATCGGCGGGAGCGATCCCGCGATGGGGGGTTATTGTTTATGGGTCATGCGAGGGTGCTGGCATTAGTGGGGGACATGGACGGATGTGCACTATGGCGCATCCTATTACCGTTCTCCGAATTGCTACGGCAGGGATACCAGGGGATCGAATGGGATCTCAAGGACAACGATTTCCTGGCTAATATCGTCCATAAGTTTGATGCGGTTGTCCTGCCGCGAATGCACTGGGAGCGCAAGGAACAGCGCAAGGCTGATAAATGGTTCGAGGCGCTACACAAAGCCGGCATTTGTGTGATTTATGAGATCGACGACGACCTGTTCTCGGAGGATTTCGAGCGGCGCCTGATTGCAGACAAGGGCTATACGGCAGAGAGGGCGCGCTTCAAGCGGGGGAGCATATTGCATACCATCCAGAAATGCGACGGGATTACCGTATCCAGCCAGAGGCTCGCAACGATGACCCGCCGCTATGTGGACAAGCCGACTTATGTAGTGCCTAATTACATTGACCTGCGCTGGTTCAAGGAAATCCAGGACATGAACGAACGCAAGGTCGAGGGGCTGACCGTCGGCTGGGCTGGGGGATTGCGACCGGATAAAGATATCGAGACAATGGCTCGTGCATGGGGGAGACTGGCCGAAAAGTATCCCGATGTGACCTTCGTCATCCAGGGACATCACACAAAGCTGTTTTACGAGCTGGTCCCCGAAGAGCGGATCGCCATGATCGACTGGATGCCGATTGACGCATATCCGGCAGGGATGGTGAACATTGATATTGGCTGCTGCCCATTGACAGATACTACGTTCAATAGGGCAAAGACCTACATTAAGGCGATGGAGTATGCCGCCTCAGGCGCGCCGGTAGTTGCTAGCCCAACGGTATATAACCTGCTGATCGAGCACGGGGTAGATGGCTATATTGCAGAGACGGAAGATGATTGGTTCGATTATCTGTCCAGGCTGATCGAGGATGAGCAGCAACGCAGTGAGATGGCAGATAGATTACTGGCAAAGGTGCGCGAGTTCCACAGCCTGGAAGCCAATGCCTGGCGCTGGGTATATGCCTGGACGGAGATCGTCAGCCAATATCGAGCTAAAAAGCGTAAACGGATATATCTGCCTAAAGGGGTAGAAGTCCATGCCAACGCCTAACGAGGGGGAGAGTAAGGGGGAATTTATACAGCGTTGCATACCGATTGTTATCGAGGATAAGACCGCAGATGACCCCGACCAGGCGGTCGCGGTGTGCAGCAGTATATGGGAGCGTGCTATGGCTAAGAAAAATGACATTATCGAGGATGAAACCCTGGTCGCCTACGGCGGAGCCGTAAAAGCATTGGGGGGTGGCAGGGTGGGGGGCTATCTGGTGATATTCACCACGGACGAAGACCCGGACCTGGAGGGCGAATTTTTCACCAAAGATACCTATTTTGGCGATCCGGATCCCGTACCGTTGTATGGAACTGTTTACTATAACCACGGGCTTGATAAAAAAATTGGTAAACGTAGATTGGGGGTAGCAGAACATCGTGTTGATGATTTTGGCGTTTGGGCGGAGGCGCAGCTTAACCAGAGGGATAAATATGAGAAATTTATTTATCAACTCGCAGAACAGGGAAAGCTGGGCTGGTCGTCTGGTACCGCCAGTCATCTGATGGAGCGCGAAATGACGGGCAAGGCGGTATGGATTAAGTCCTGGCCGCTGGGCCTGGATGATACCCTGACGCCTGTACCGGCAGAGCCGCGCAATTCCGTGATGCCTCTCAAATCATGGGCGCCTATCATGCCCGCGCCCTCGCTGGCAGACCGGATGAAATGGCTTAATGTTGAGATAAAGGGTTTATACGATGATTTACGCGGCCTGGTTGGCAATATCGACCGACCGCTGTCAGAAATCAAGCGGGGGGAATTGACGGAGCTCCTTGAGTCGTGCTCGGAGCTGGACGCAGTGCGTACCGACCTCCAGAAAGTTCTCGATACCGCGCCGATCCCGATCACGCTGGTTGAGATAAAAAAGACCAGCTACCAGTTGGCAGAGCTGCGTAAGCGGTTCGCCGACATACTCAAGGAGAATTGAAATGGCTGAGAAAAATTATTCGGACATGGCCGTAAGCGAATTACGGTCGGAGATCAAGGTTGCCTTTGGACAGGCTGACCTGATCGAGAAAAAGTACCCTAAGGGGGAAATCACCAACCAGGAAGACATGACCCAGGTGAAGAAACTGCTTACCGATATCGACGCGATGGAAAGCCACCTGGCGGTTAAGGAAGATGCGGAATCCCGCAAAGCGCGTATCCTGCAGGGCATCGAGCGGTACAACAAGCCTGCCGCGGGCGCGCTTCGCCCTGGCGCAACGGCTGAGAATTACGAGAATGCTATGCGCGTTACTCCAGGCGACCAGTTCATTAAGAGCCGCGAATACATGGAGCTCAAGCAGTCGGGTGTGTTTAACTCTCACCTGGCGCGCGTCCAGTTCGCGGTGACCCTCATGGAGGGCACATCGCTTATCGAATGGGGGCAGCGGGCGAAATCTCAGAAGACTCTGCTCTATGGCTCCAGTGAGACCTCTGGCGGCGGGTTCGTGGTTAATGACCGCCTGCCTGGCTACGTGGAAATCCTGCAGCGTGAGATCGTCCTTATGGACCTGGTTCCCCGCATCCCAACCGAGAGCGACACCGTTGAGTACGTCGTGGAGAGCACCTTCACTAATGCGGCAGCCATGACCGCTGAGGCTTCCGCGACGACCGGTACCTCTGGTACGAAGCCCGAGAGCGCGCTGGCTTACGCGGTCAGCACCTCTGGCGTCAAGACCCTGGCGCATTGGATCCCGGTTACAAACCGGATGCTCTCCGACGGGCCGGCTATCCGCGGCATCATCAATGGGCGCCTGCTTCTGGGCCTTGACCTGGAATTGGAAGACCAGGTTCTGGGCGGCGATGGGACCGGGGCAAACTTTAGCGGTATCCTGAGCACCGCGGGGATCAACATCCAGGGGCTGGGCAGTGATAATGTTTTGGATGCTATGTTCAAGGCCCGCACCCTGGTGCGCGTCAATGGCAAGGGACGTCCGCAGGCTTACTTGCTGCACCCGAATGACTGGCAGGCTGTGCGCCTGGCGCGTGAGAACGCGGCCTCCGCAACGCTTGGCGGCTATCTGATGGGTGCACCATCCGTGGCAGGCCCGGTCACTGCCTGGGGGATCCCGGTTATCGAATCGGAGGCCATAACTGAGAACACCGGCCTGGTGGGCGACTTCGCTATGGGATGCACGCTGTTCGACCGCGAGCAATCCGCAGTGAGGGTTGGCACCATCGATGACCAGTTCGTGCGTAATATGCAAACCATCCTGGCAGAACTGCGGGCTGCGTTTGTCGTGTTCCGCCCCAACATGTTCACCAAGATCACCGGCATATAGTTCTAACTGCCGAAGGGGAGGGGCGGAGGGGATCGCCCCTCCCCAGAAAGGGAGTAATGGAAACGGTCGCTATCCTTGTCGTGAACTATAACATGCCAGAGAGGACGGACGCACTGGCTGAGCACATTAACAACCGAATAGAATGGCCTCACATGCTTTTCGTGATCGACAACGGCAGCGATATCGCCCCACGGTCAAAACATACTAACGTGTTCCTGGAGAAAAACCGGCAGACTACGGGCGGCTGGCTGGCAGGGCTGGAAGCGGCGGATAGTTACCATGAGGATTGGCTTGCTTACTGGTTTCTCATCACCTCTGCCGAATTCCCCGAATATGTTTTTGGTGACCCGCTTGCGCCGATGGCACAATTTCTTCTGGATGCGCCCAACGCGGTCGGCATACATCCCGCGCTTACACCCGACAGTACCACATCCTGGACACACCTGATAGCCCGCGGGGGAGATTATCCGCGCAGGACGTGGATGATAGACAATATCGCCAGCCTGTACCGCGCGGACTGGTTTAACAGCATCGGGCGATTCGACCCTGACCTGATTTACGGCTGGGGGATCGACCTGGAAACATGCTGGAAGGCGCGCCAACAAGGGCGGTCGCTGTGGGTGCATGAGGGTAGCTGGGTCAAGAAGATCACCGATATCGGCTATCAAATGGGGCGGATGAACATGAGCGCGGAGACGCGCCGCCAGGTAGCAGGCAATAACATGGCGGAGGTCTTATCCGCTCGTTATGGGCCGGATTGGTGGGACAGAATGCTAAATGAAAATGTGGAGGCTGGCTGGAAATGAATGGTTTTTTCCGCTGGGATGATCCCAAGGTAAGCGAGGTGGCGGGCTACGCGTTGCCGCACGATTGGTGGTCACGTCCCTACGAATACGCCTGGGCGCTGGGCTTCGCAAAGCCGGGGCAGGTAGTCGCCGACATGGGCTGTGGATGGATGTACAGACCGTTCAAGGACGCGCTGGCGGGGATTTGCGAACATGTTTACGCGGTCGATCAAAACTCTCGACTGCTGGCGCAATCCAGGCCCGACAACATGACCTTCGTTATCGCCAACTTCAGCCAGAAGATCGAGGCGCTGGAAGCTGGCAGCCTGGACGCGATCTTCTGCATCTCCGTCCTGGAAGACCTGGGCGACTTCGCCGGCCACGCGCTAAAAGAGTTCGGGCGCCTGCTCAAAGATGATGGGCTGGTCGTGATTACCTTCGATGCGCCGTATGACGATAACAACCCCACGCCGGTCTATCCGGGCCTGCCGCTGCATAAATTCAACAATGCAGTAAGGGCGGCGGGTTTGCGCCATAAGGGGATGTCTGACTACCGCAAGGACAATGCCGTAAATCACGGCGAGTGGAATTTATCTTGCTTCCACTGTGTACTGGAGAAGCGATGACGCCGCGACCGCTGGAGTGGATCAAAAACAATCTACACCCCCAAGGCGGAGTGCGCGCCTGGGCTGGCGGCCCGGCTTATCCCGAGGTAACTGGCTATCTCATCCCCACGCTGTTACGTTATGACGAAATCGGAATGGCGATCGGTTTTGCCGATTGGCTGGGGAAGGTGCAGAATAAAGACGGCTCTTTTAATGGGCTGGATGGCAAGCCACGTTCTTTTGATACCGCCGCGTGCCTGGAGGGATTGAGCATGACCTATCTCACTCAGCCAGCGGGCAGGGCGCGCGAATGGCTTTCCAGGATGCACGAGGGTGGGGTTTTCTGGACCACGCCGGAGCGGGATGAGCACAACGATTACACCATCCGGGTAAATGGAATTATGGGGATACCCCGCCAACTGCCCGAGAAGATAGCAGATAACCGCGTCCATTACATCGCTTACGCCCTGGAGGGCGCACTGGAGCTTGGAGAACGGGAATATGTCCAGGAAAAACTGGAATGGATGCGCAGTTACATGAACAACGGTTACACGCGCTACGAGATCAGGGACGGCTACGGCTGGGGGTTTGACCCCTGCGCTACTGCCCAGCTCGGAATACTGTACATCCGCTGTGGGATGGGTGACCAGGGGACGCTCGCCGCGCTGGAGCGAGCTACTGCCAACGGATATCCGAACGCGTGGACGGCTAAATATCATCTGGATTTATTGGGGATGGTTGAACGTGCAGTCTTATGACAGGATTGTCAGGGAGATTACCGGCAGAATAGCCATGACACAGCCAGAATGTGAAATCATTGAGGAGATAGCAGGACAGGTTTCAACATGGGTGGAAATCGGGTGTTTATGGGGTGGGTCTGCAATTCTGGCTGCAATGGCGAATCCCGATTTGCGGATATGTACTGTTGATCCGTTCGATAAATATTACGATGATGATTTATGTGTTGAGACGGTCCTGGAAAATTTTGTGCGCTTTGGCGTTGCGCACCGGATATCAATTGTCAAAGCAAAGTCGCATCCCTGGCCTTTCCCCGCTTCTGTGCGATTTGATGCGGCATTGATCGATGGAAGCCATACGGTTCAGGATGTCAAGGCAGATTGGGAAAATGTGTGGGCTTCAACAGATAGATTTGTTTTATTTCATGATTATGATGATCCGCCGATCCAGGATTTTATCGAGACTTCTGTGAAACTCAAACCATATCGGACAAGCAAGAGGATGGTTGCATTTGAACTACGAAATTGATTATGAGGCCTGGAGTGCCCCAAAGACGTTCGGTTTCTCGGGATGCTTCCGCCTGCGCAACGAGAGCCAATTCATGGAAGCCGCGATCCGGTCTCATCTGCCCTGGCTGGACGAGGCGGTACTGGTGGTGCAGCCCTCTAAAGATGACACTACAGAGAGGGCCTATCGCATGGCTGGAGAGGACAGACGTATCAAAGTACATGAATATCCATTCGAGTGCGATTGGATTGATACGCCCGGCTTCTACGCCAAAGACCCCGACGCGCCGGGGCACATGGTCCACATGAGTAATTGGGCATTCACAAAATGCCGCTATTCCTGGATCGTCAAGGTTGAGGGCGACGTGATTGCTACATCGACATTTGCAGACATCGTTGAACGGGTGCAAGCCCAGCCCGACAAATATATCTACTACGGGCGGGTGGTGCTGAACATGGCCGGCGAGATGTGCGATATGGTCTCCTGGGATAACCCGCGCAATGGCGGCTGGGACGAGGCGGTCGTGCCCAATAACCCGGCCTATCATTTCAAGCGCCAGGATAAATGGGAGGTCTTGCAGAACCCCGGCGAGGGCATTTCGATGGGCTGGTCCGGGCTGCACATGAAACGGTGCAAGCGCGGAAAAACGGATGGTTGGAACGGGGAGACATACATCCCGTTTACCAGGGAGGGCGTCAGGAGCGCGCTGGCGCATTTCAACCGCCACAAAATGTCTTATCCGGCGGCAGATGACCCGCTGGGGGCAGAATGTATCTACGAAGGGAATTGGATCGAATGGTATCTGAAAAACTTGTCAGCGTGATCGTGCCTACATTTGCCCGCCCTGCGCTATTGCACCGCGCCCTGGTGAGCATCTTGGAGCAGACCTACCCGCATTATGAGGCAGTGGTAGTCAATGATGGTGGGGTGGATATCCGCGGAGTTGTCGAGCAGTTTGGATTTGCCAGGCTGGTCGAGCACGAAGAAAACCAGGGGCTTCCCGCGGCGAGAAATACGGGGATAAGGAACGCTTATGGAGAATACATCACGTATCTTGACGACGACGATAAGTTTTACTCAAACCACCTGGAGCAGCTTGTCTCAGGTCTGGCAGGCGGTTATCGGTTTGCCTACACCGACGCACACGTCCAGTATCGCGGCGGAAACCCGAAGCTGTATATGTCCCAGGACTTCGACCGAGAGGGGCTTAGACGAGTCAACCAGTTCCCCGTGTGCTGCGTAATGCACGAGCATAATCTGATCGACGAGGCAGGATGGTTCGATGAGAGCTTGCCCAGCCACGAGGATTGGGATTTATGGATCAGGATGAGCGAGATAGCCGACTTCCTGCACATCCGGGAAATAACCTGTCTGGTGGATAAGACCCAGATCGGCATGATGGATGACGGCACAAATATGCGCCGCGGCTATTTTATGGTGTTCAACAAATATGCTGAGAATCCTGTTGTATTGCCCCCTATCACCTAGCTCTCCAGGGATACATCCCAGGACGCGGGAGAGCATCGACGCCCTGAAATGGGAGGGGCCATTGGATATCCATTATGGGAGGGGAGACTTGATCGCCAACCCGAGCTGGACGGAAAAGAACGACAACATTACCTATAAATACAACACGGCGCGCAAAATGGCTCTTGACGGCGGCTATGATGCTCTTTTTACGGTCGAGGCTGACATGATATTACCCCCACTTGCATTGGAGCGCATGACCAGGATAGAGGCGGATGTGGTGTATGGGCTGTATGTATCCAGGCACGGCAAACACCCCTGGTTGGCATTTAGCAGGGTGACACCCGAGATACGCGGCAGCAAGAGCTTCGATGAATACCCGGATTTGATGCAAGCCGCCTGGGGCAGAGCAGTAGAAACGGTCGGCGTGGGGATGGGCTGCACATTGATCTGGCGGCACGTGCTGGAGGCAATACCGTTCCGAAATACCGATGAGCTGATTGCAAACGATTGGTATTTCTCGCTCGACCTCCAGGCCGGGGGCTATATGCAAAAACATGATTGCGGGGTGGTGTGCGGGCATATCGAGGGCGATCGGGTTTACTGGCCCGATCCGCTGAAAGGATACGTGGAATATGGCTTACTGTGATGCGGCTGACGTAAAACAATACCTGGGCAAAGACGGGGCCGAGGATGATACCCTGCTTGAATCGCTGATCTCCAGGGCGCAAAAGGCAATCGAGCAATATACCAGGCGCCAGTTCGAGGCCGCTACGGAGACCAGGTATTTTGACCAACCCTCCGGAAGGATGCTATATACGGACGAGGATTTGTTGGCAGTAACCACGCTGACCAACGGCGATGGGACGACAATTGCTTCCGCCGATTATCAGCTATTGCCGCTGAACGAATCGCCCAAGTATGCCATACGGCTGAAACAGGGCAGTAATCTGATCTGGGAGGATGACTCCGACGGCAATAGCGAAGGGGTGATTGTGGTCGCCGGATCGTGGGGGTACAGCACAACGCCGCCCGGTGATATCGTCCATGCCTGTGTCCGCCTGGCAGGATATTGGTATAAGCAGCGCGAAGCGCAGGTGTTCGACGTGACGGCCATCCCGGAGCAGGGGGCGTTGCTAATCCCCAAGGGCATCCCGCCTGATGTGAAGATGATCCTGGATAGATACGTGAGGGCCAGCCTGTGACCACATATGCAAATTTCGTCAAGAACCTGGGCGACCTGGCTATCAGCGATGTGTACTATAAGCTGGACGAGCCGCCAGTGATGCTCAATGACCTGCCCGCTCAGTGGGTGCAGTTTCCGACGGGCGCGGAGGGGGCAATGACCTTCGATGCTCACGGCGGCTGGCCAACGTTTACAGCCCAGCTCATCGTAGCTTATGAGGCGATTGGGCAGGGGTCGCAAAAGGCGAACTTCGCCGGCACCGTGGGGATGATGGATAACGTTTCCAATGCGCTGAGGGCGGCAGTTGGCACGGTGGTAAAGGGCAAGCTGACCTGGATAATGCGGATAGCGGAGGTGCTGGTGGGAGAAATATCGTATTGGGCGGTGATAACCGAGGTCACAGGTCATGGCTAGATACATCGTATTGGAAACATTATCTTTTGGGTCCGACTTTGCCTATCCGGGCGAAGAGGTTGAGTTAGATGATGAAACGGCGCTCGTGTTGATGAGGAAACGGGCAATCAAGCCTGCTGAGTTACGGCAGGAAAATAAAACAAGCGAGGTGAAAGATGGCTCAAACAACTGACAGTATTTGGGGAGGCGCGGCCTATATAGGTATATCCATCAATGGGAGCGCGTGGACGGATATCAGCGGACACTCCAACCACGTCACGCCGGACGGCGGCGATAGGCGTACCGGCCAGGCCTACACTTTCGACGGGGAAAATCCCATCGTCAAAGTAGGCAAGAAAAACCCGCGGCAAACCAGGGTAGATATTATCTATACCGAGATTGCCACAGATGCATTCGAGGTCGCTCGGGCGCAGTTCGATGCGGCTGGCGGTGGGACGATGTACGTGCGCTGGTCGCCAAAGGGCGGCGGTGTGGGCGATGCGGGTTATACGACCAGCTCGGGTTTCGTGCTCGATTTTCGTTTCCCTGAACCGGACAGCGAAGAGGACGGACCGATGCACGGGTATTTTGTCGTACAGCACGCGGGTATCACGCGCTCGATTATTGCCACAGCCTGGTAGAAAGGATCATAAATGGCAGAGCGAAAACATAAGAAGTATCGCCGCGTGGATAGCTCAGAGATTCAGGGCGAAGGCTCTTACGTCTTGTTTGAATCTCCTGGCTTTGATGCTCTTGCAGTGGTTCTAAAAGTCGCCGAACTGGAGGGGATAGAAAGCGGCAATGTGGATATCTCCAAGCTGGACGAGGGGACATTCGATGCTGTTTTTGACCTTCTGGATCGCACGGTCAAGGAATGGAACTGGGTCGATGACGATGGACAGCCATTACCTCAGCCTGGAGAAAACGACGTTATCCGCAAGCAACTTACCCAAGAAGAGCAGGTTTTCTTAATCAGCTCTATGCCGCTTGGCGAAGCAAAAAACTGAAACTGGCGATGCTGAAACATCTGTACGCGGGTGGATCAGCACCGCCAGAATACATCGAAATGATCTTATGCCGGGATATCTACCATTGCAAGCCGGGTGAATTGGCGCAAATCCCGCTCGATACTATTCTTGCCCATCTAATTTGCCTGCGCGAGGAGCAAAAATGGGCCAAAGACAAATAGAGGTCTAAGGGTGGCAGTTAGTAGAAGCGAACTCGAAATCATCATCGGCCTGCAAGATAAAGCCAGCAGCGCATTGCGCGGCCTGACAGGGAATTTGAAGACTCTCGGTACGGTTGCCCTCAGTGCTGCGGCTGGCGGTATCGCCGCGCTTGGAGCTGGGTTGGGATTGTTAGCATCCAAGGCCATCCCAGCGGCCTCCAACCTGAACGAGGCTCTAAATGCGACCAGGGTTATATTTGGCGAGACAGCCGAGGAGATTCAGAGATTCGGCGAGATCGCCTCGAAAACAGCCGGGCTTTCCAGGCGCGAGTTCAATCAAATGGCCGCCGAAACCGGGGCGATGCTCCTGAACTTTGGAATCGACCTGAAATCGGCCACAAAAGGGACAATCGATCTTACCCAACGCGCCGCGGATATGGCCAGTATCTTCAACACCGAGGTTGGAGATGCCCTGGCTGCCATCCAATCGGGTTTGCAAGGCATGTCGCTCCCACTGCGCCGATTTGGCGTTGATCTGTCCGACATAGCCATCAAAGCAAAGGCGATGGAAATGGGCCTGGGCGATATCACGCGCCAGACAGACAGCGCGGCGTATGCGCAGGCAGCCATGGCGTTGCTAATGGAGCAAACAGACCGGATCGCCGGCGACTTCGTGAACACCTCTGGAGACCTTGCTAATGCGCAGAGAATAGCGAAAGCGGAGCTAGAGAATTTACTGGCAACTCTGGGGAGCATTGCCCTACCTGTTTTGGGGCAATTTTTTAAGCTCGTCTCATCCCAGATATTACCGGCATTAAATAACTTTGCCAATTATATAAAAGATGTGGCGGCTGGCGGGCCGCTGATTGGCGAAGCGTTTATGAAGCTACCCAAATTCCTGCAACCTATCGCTAAATTTTTGGGCCGATTGATTTCGGCATTCAAGGCGTTTTTCTCTGGACTGAAAAAGGGGGAATCTCCAATCAGTTTATTTGGTAAGATGGTCTTCAATCTATCTAAGGCATTTGGCGCGACCTCCGAGCAGGCGGGGAAGATAAAAGAGATATTCCTGGGGGTGGTCGAATTTATTACTGGTTTAAAAGATCAGATCATGGAAGTTATTGGCCCCTTTGTCTCCTGGAAAGATGTGCTTATTGCCCTGGGGATTGCTATTGCAACAGTAATTATCCCGCTCATTGGTGGATTAATTGGTGCGCTTGCCCCCATTATTCTAACGTTTGCAGCGGTGATATTGGCGGTCGCAGTACTGCGCAATGCCTGGGAGAACAACTGGGGCGGGATCCGCGATAAGGTTCAAGCCGTGATCGCGTTCCTGGTGCCTCTGATTCGGGGATTCATTACCTCCATTCAGGCGTGGTGGGCGCAGAACGGAGAACAGATCATTGCCAGGGCGAAGGCAATCTGGGACGGAATTGTAAACGGTATTAATGCGTTTATCGCCTGGGCTGGACCGCTCATAAGCGGGTTTATCCAGTCAATCCGCGACTGGTGGGCTGAACACGGCGAAGGGATCATCGCCAAAGTACAAGAAATCTGGGATGGGATTCTCGCGATATTCGATTTTTTTGCCGCCCAATTCAAGACACTATTCGAGGCGTTCCAGTTAGCCCTTGAAGGCGATTGGCGCGCATTTGGCGAAAAGCTACGCGAGGGCTGGGACAGGGCCTGGAATGCCTTTAAGGAAGTAGTCACTACTTTTGGTACGTGGGTCGGGGGGCAAATAACTATATTGATAGATAATATCCGCACCTGGTTTACCGAGACCGATTGGGCAGCGGTAGGGACATCGATCATCCAGGGTATTGCAAATGGGATCACAGCGGCGGCAGGAATTATCAAGGATGCTGCTTTACGCGCGGCAGCGGCAGCTTTTGAAGCAGTAAAAGGATTTTTCGGTATCGATTCTCCATCGAAAAAGTTTATGTTGGTTGGACAATCGCTCATGCAGGGAATGGCCCAGGGGGTGCGCCAAAACATCTCCGAGCCAGTCCGGGCAGCCACGCAAGCCGCAGCAGAAACCGTCCCTCAAATCCCCCAAATGCAGGGCTGGGGGAGCTCTCTAAGTATTACTATACCTGCTATCAATGTCTATGGCACAGAGGGAACAACGGCCATAGATATTGCCAATGAGGTCGTCCGAATCATCATGGATTTAGCTGAGGCAAACCGTGGAGGCGACTTTGCAGGACTATCGTACGCGGGGTGATACATGGCATACGTAGCCAGATTAACGAGAGGCAACAGGACGCTCGATCTATCCTCAGGGCGGTATAGCTTGGCGGATGATTTTATCCCGCCCACCACTACCGAGCACATCCAGACCTCGGGGGGGACGGCGACCAACCGCTTTGGCGGCGCTAATAGGGTTGGGATGGTAGCGGTTAATTCCAGCCTATCGTTTGGGATAAATATCTCTGGCAGCTCAGCCGCGGAGATCGAGCAAGCCATCAGGGACGTGGATAAATTCCTGCGCCAGGCCGGGGATGAGAGTGATCCGCTGTATTTGGAATGGCGCCCAGATAACAACGTCCCTGCCGAGCCTATCTGGGGGCAGTTCGGCGCGTACCTGAGGAGCGAGGTTATCTGGGGGGCGATATATAAGCCTCAGGACTACGGCAGCGCGGGACAGCGGACGACCCTGCTGACCGGCGTCCCGGTGGAGATGGAGATCAAGCCTTACGCCAGGGGGTTGAGCCAGCGCGTGGGCAGCGCGAAGGGATTTATCTGGGAAAATAATATCTTCTCCGAGGATGGACTGCTCTCGGGGTTGCACATAGGCGAGACCTATACTAATTTTCATAGTAACCCGGTCTTCGGGCATGGCACCTACAACAATGGCTGGACGTCGGGATCGAACCTGGCAGTCAGCAAGAACACGGATAAACGCTTCCGCCTGTTCGGCAAGAATTCTGCCAAAGTGACCTCGCGCGGCACAACGCTGAATACATTTACGCAATCGCTATCATTGGCCTCTGGTCAGCCAGCCACACTGTCATACTACGTCAAGCTGCCTGACGGCGGGGTAGTATCTGCAACGCAGGTAGAGATTACTTACAACGGCTCGACCCAGACGACGACCTACAGCGCAGCATCGAACGGCTGGTATCGGCTGCGGGCAGATATCACCGTAGCTGCTGTCCCGCCGCATACCTATGGGCTTATCATAAAGAACGGCTACACCGTCTACGTGGACGGGGCGCAAGTTAATGAAGCCCCCAGGTTTTATTATCCATTCATGTATGGCGATATGCTGGGCTGCGCCTGGGCGACTACGGCCCATGCCAGCGCGAGCACATCTACGGAGGCATATTTACGCTTCCCGGCAGAGCAACAGATTGACGTTGGCGGCGGCTCGATGCGCATTGTCTGGAAAACGGATAGCGCCAATACAGTCTATACGGCTAATGTTTTCCTGTTCCAAAACCAGACCAGCAATTTCGGGCTATATTTTGATTTTACAAATGACCGCTTCGTCTTTACGGATGGCACAAACAGCGCCAACGGCGCGACGCGTTCTTTTGCGGCGGGGGATACATTCATCATCCATTGCACCTGGAGCAAGGCAAATGGTCTGAAGCTGTATGTCAATGGCGCTGCGGACGGCGCAGGAAACGCAACTTATACGCCGCCCATACTGGGGACATACAATTACCTTGGCTCGAGTGCCGTACCAGGACAACATATCGGCGGCACGTTCAAAGGGCTGGAGTTCTACTCCCACGAAATGACCGCCACCCAGGAGCTTGCAGATTACAACAACGCCCAACCCCTGATAGCCGATAACCAGATGCTTAGTCCAATCCCCTACCGTTGGACCAAAGACGGGGATGATATCGTGGATAATGCCATCCAGGGTACGACCTATCATAACTACGCTGTATTCGGCGGCATACCGGGCAATGTCGCCGCGGAGACGGAGCACCTGATCGACGTTGGGGCAATGGGCAGTGAGACGAAGCTGATACTGGCGCAGGCGGAGCTTGACGAATGGGCGGATCCGGCGGGCAACTTTTTCCGCAACGCGGGCGGTACGGCGACCACCAGCGCGGATGTGGATAGCGATGTAAGGACAGAATCGGTCAACACGACGAATGTTTTCGTCACCGCCCTGACGGACATCAACTATTTCGACCCATTGGCAGGCAGGTCGTTGGCATTGATCGCGCGCCTATCCGACGCGGGCGCGAACCTGACCGCGGCGACGTTCTGGGATTTAACCGGCTCCAACGCCGTGCTTACCGATTTCAAGGCCATCGTCGCAGATGCGACACGGCGGGTGTTCGTGCTGGACAATATCCTGGTCCCCACCAAGCGCGACCTGCTGGCGCACCGGCGCAGCTCAATGATCATCCTGGATGACCAGGTAGATATCGGGGTGGTGTTGGTGCGCACATCGGCGGGCGCGGCTAATGTGACAATCGACTATATATTCCTGGCACCCAGGCCGTTGCTTGAGCTGACCTATTCGGGACTATCCGCCTCGGACTTTTTCCTCATCAGCGGCAGGGAGGCGTATATCGTGCAGGCCAGCGGAACGCAATACAATCTGACCGGCAAGCCGGCGACCGTAGGGCGCGACCCATTGGAGCTACTTCCTAACAAGGTCAATATCCTGTTCTCCCTGCTGGGCGGCGACGGCGAGGCGAATACGATCACCCGCACACTGACTTATGTCTATACCGATATCATCCCGAGGTACGCAATTGCATGAGATATCCGCCCAACGCCCTGACTATAGAGGCCTACTCCACAGGCACGACCCAGATACACGATATCTCTGGCGGGCTGGCGCGCCCTAATGGGCTGGCATTCCAGACTACCTATCCGGGCGGTATCTACGCTACCGCCTCTTTTTACATAGGGCGCAATATTTTCAACCATTGGCAACTCAAGGGGGCAAAGCGCGTCGTTATCCGCAATGGGCGGCTGGTGGTATATGAGGGTTACATCACCAATATGCAACGATCATTAGAGGAGACTGCCCAGGGGATAATGATACGCTGTATTGGCGCCTGGGGTAAGATTATGATGGGTTGGCGCTGGCGGAAACGCTGGGCAGACGACAGGCTGAATGATGATGTCTGGGAATGGAATACGACAGCCAGCGCCGCAGAAAAGGCGGATGTCGACCGCACCAGTCGTTTGAGAATAACTCCGAAAAACGTATCCTGGACGAGTGGCGAGGTTGCCAGCGTCCTTTATCGGCCTGCCCATGCAGACACCATTAAGGTCGTCACCTATGATTACAACCAGGGCGGGGCAAACATGAATATCAATTTTGCCGACGTCGTAAATGGCGAACAGGTAATCGTCTCGGGCGGCGGATCGGGAACCAATCAGACATATATCCTGCCCACCGCGCTGAATTATCCCGATGTATTGGCATTCCGACTGAAGGCGACCAGCACTCACACGCCCGCTTCCGATGGCACCGTTTATGGGCAAATCAGCAACGTCAAAGTTTATTCGGAGAATAACCGTCCGGTCACAATGGAGGTAGTAGCTAAGGATATCATCTTAGAGGTCGCCGACCTGAATAGCAGCACGCGTTTCGTGGAAGCCGCTGGCAGCGCACTTACTTTAGAGCCGTTCATCGCAGATGATTTTGAAGCCATGGCCGAAATATTAGATGCTGCGGTATCTGCGGGCGACGCGGCAAACAATCGTTGGGCATACGGATTGCACCACAGCGAGCGCGCAACGACGCCAGACGGCAAGCCGGTACTATTCCTCCAACAATACCCGGACACCGATGATTATGATTACGTTGTCAGCGTGGACGAAAAAAATGTGGTCGGGGAAATCAATATCTCGCAGGACGTGGACGCTATCGCTAATTGGATCACCGTGTCGTATACGGATGTGAACGGCTGGGTATGGTACAGGTCGCCGGATAATAATGCCAGCCTGAAGAACCAGGCGAGCATTGATGCCTACGGCAGGCGCGCCGCTGTCATCAACATTGGAGAGGGGACATTAACCCTGGCCGATAATACCGGTATACGCTATCTGACAACTTATAAAGACCCACAGTGGCGCCTGATTGGATCGCTGGCCCTTCAAAGTTTTGTCCGAAAAAAGTCAGGCGACATAGAACCCGTCAGCCAGGTGCGCGCCGGAAAGCGCATCAAGATCGAGAATTTCAAAGAGGACTTATCCGGTTCCGGGCTGACATTCGTCATCACGCAGACCGATTACCGCGACGATGACCAGTCAATATCCATTGGCACAGGCACACCCACGGGGATTATTATGCCTAGATTTGCTCATCCCGCCCGTCTGCCTGTGGATCCCGTCCCTACCACACGTGGTGGAGGTGGAGGCGGAGGCGGAGGCGGAGGCGGAGGCGGAGGCGGAGGTGGCGGAACGCGCCGACGCAGGCAACCTGCGCCAACCCCAGCGCCGAGGAGACCAACGCCAACCCCGCGCCCTGGAGTGCCGCGTAGAACGCCAGCGCCAAGGCCATTGTAATTACACGGTAATTACGGCGGTTCATGCTTATGGTAAGAGTACTTATCGAAAGCATTTAATTTCACGCAATAAAAAAGCCCCCTACTTCGAGGGGGCTTGCTCTTTTAGCGGCTATCTCTGCATCAGCACCACGTAGACGCGGGCCTATTCCATTATCAGGCTGAACCAGCCCATTGCATCCTCAAACGGTACGCGCCAGGATGCAGAAGAATTGCCCGCCGCAGGACGGGCCAGCCCGCGGGAAACATAGAACTTGGTGATCTGTTGCGCCCAGGTGCGCCCGTTGCTGCCATCTGCCCATTGACGGACAGGGGCAAGGCTTTCGCCGCCGCACCCATCCAAGAACTCTTGTACGAACTCGAAGGGGATCAGCATCCCATCCACATCATACATTGGAATAGCACCGGCCACGCCAGGAATGGCGATAAGCGCGCTGCTCTGCTTCAGCCATACCTCCGTTTGATCCGGGCGCATGGAGGCTATCAGTCTCAGTCGCTCGCTATCCGGAGTGATAACGCTCATTCGCTTTGTCCGTTCGGCATAGGACAATAGTAGATGTCCAACTCTATCTATTAAAACCTCGGCAGTAATCGCGGCGGAATAGAAGAGCAGAATGAAGCCGAACAGGAGGAACACTATCCGCATCACTGCCCACACACCCGTTCCATCGCTGGGGATTTTCCAGGCTGGGACCAGGAATAGAACACCGAATAGAGCCAGACTGATTGCGCCTATTAGTCGATCCATTGGAAGCCTCCTCCCCTACCCCACTGCTGGGTTGGGTAGTTTGGGGTATTATACCCTATACGCACGCACGCAAAAAGTGCGCCCTAACAAAATTGTGATTATTATAATCGCGATTGTCTTGTGCAAATAAACTTTATAGTTATTTGCACCAAAACAAAACACCCCGCGTAAGCAGGGTATTTTGCTGTAGCTCAATCGACACTCTTGCGAAGTAATGTAATTATACTCTATTTATCCAGCTCATCATTTGTTTTGCATATTGTCTAAGTTGCTGTTCGTCTCTGTGATATTGTTCATGGCAATATTCACAAAGAACAATCAAGTCGGCAATGCCCTCTAATGGTTTAGATGAATAAGAATTATGATGTACATGAAATATTGTTTCATAGCTACTGCATAACATACAATGACCATATAATCGAACAAGAATTTGTCTTTTGGTTTTCCATTCCCGTGTTTTTAAATAATCATTATGAGACATGTCTTTCAATTCTTGCAAACGATTATCATTGAGTTTTATATAAGAATTAAGTTCATTAAGCATAAAACCATATAATTCAATTCCAATCGGAGCATCTAGTAAGAGAAGATAATATGCCTCTAGCATATCAAAATTAATTTCATTTCTTAATACAAGAGCAACAGGGGACAATCCAGAAATTTTTATCCTTTTGTCAATTACTTTAATCTGGAAATCAGTTGGTATATATTTCATTCATCATCCTGTACAGATTCGTACAGGATAATAGACCTTTGGTGTCTATTATCCTATATAGGTTAATCGACCTATAGGTTAACTGCCCGCCATTGCCAGCAGGAACGCGCGGCTGATGGCTTCGGGGGGAATTGAGCCTTCGGCTTCGTAAAAATCAGTCATCCCTGCCATGTTGATCCGTTCCTTACTGAAATATGTTTCGCTTCCCTCGCTGGTGGTTGTTATATTATGGATATATCCCATAGCTACTAACTCGTCCACCAATTTCCACGCGTCGGCGATATCTGTTCTGTAACGAGGCACCAATTCTCTTATAATAGTACTTTGCAATCTATGTGTGCCATTCAGATGGCCCGTCGATGGATTTATCGAAATATCATCCCACCCCAATGCCTCCGCAACCGCCGCATCCAGATCGCGGCCTGAGAGTTTCATGATTTCGTCTTTGGTTTTCATCCTTCACCTTCCTTTCATCAAATGTTGAAACGCATCCGCCAGCAGGTAGCGGCGCTCACTCAGCTACTTTGGCCTTCGGGTAACAGCAAGAAAAACGAAGGCGCGGCATCCGTGATTTCTGGTGCCGATAATTGGGCAGCAATACGCCCATCGGGTAGCATCAAGTATGAGAAAAACGCGGTACGCGCGCCAATTACTGCGGCTGAAACGCACTTTGCCTTCACGTCGTGGTGCAACATAGTGGCGGCCTGTATTCTGGCAGCCTTTTCATTTTTCGTTTTTGAAGGCAGAACGGGCCAAATGATTTTGAATCGATCCTCTCCAATTTCAAACGCAAGCACAAAAGCAGATTTTCCCGTTTCATCTTGCCCGAACGCTTCCATCAAAATTCGTCCACCAAATTCGATAATTAGTTCACGCGCCTTGGAAATCCATATATCTGGACTGGACTGCCCTGTTTTCCAGTAATTGATTTCTTCTGCATAGGGAAGAGACATTTTGATTATCCTTTCTTTTTTGGGTACATATCCCTAAGTATAAACTTTCTTTGTTCAACCGGCACCGCGCTGATATCGACCATCTGGCGGGCAGGATTGCAGTTGCCCGCGTGGACCGAGCCGCATGATACGCACACGGGCGCGGGGGCGAGTTCTGGCAATCCAAGCTGCTTGCGCCATTTTTTAGGCACAGGCTTACCGTGGGCAATACTGCATAATGTTCCACGTGGTATGCCCCTGTAATCGTCCCGGTCGGCGATTTCTTGCCATGATAATAGTTGGGTATCATGCAGTTCTTTTAAGCGCCTGACGATAGTGTCACAATTTGTGACAGGCATATCTACCCTCGATTCTCAAACATCGGCAGCCCGTCCAGCCCCCCGCTCCCGTCTACCCCGCGGCCCTCGACGTAGGCGCGCAGCTTGTCCAGCCCGAGCCGTACCTGCGCCTCGCTGACCAGGTACTTGCGGCTGAGGTCGAGGCCGATCACAGTATATGTGCCCAACTTTTCCTCTTTACTACCCGCCAAATGGTAGTTTGGCACACGCCATATCTCTTGGCGAGTTGATATTGCGATGTTTTTGGATTTTGGTATTCTTCGCGAATTGATTTAACAATCTCATCCGTTAATTTAGATTGACCTTGTTTCTCTCCCCTAAACCCAGATAGATGTCGTAGATGACCCTTCTGATATGCATCTTTAAGATTATCACTTTGGGTGCCCAAAAATAAATGTTCGGGGTTTACACAGGCTGGAACATCACACTTATGAAGTACGAACAATCCATTGGGAATTGAACCGTTCACATATTCCCAGATTATTCTATGTGCATAAACCATCCGACCATCAAGGCTAAACCGACCATAGCCAAAACGATCTTTTACGCCTATCCATAGCCAGCAACTACTATTTTTATTTATTTTGTTCCAAAATCTGTTATTCATAGCAAAGAGCCCTCCGCGTGCGCTGCCATTGCCTAGATGAACAGCCGAGGACGTTAGTCCACACGTAGAGGGCACTTTGCCCACAATATCCGATTGCGAGTTAGCGGCAGCTTCGTAAAAACAAAGCGCCCCGGTATTCTGTTCAACTAGGCAGAAGGGATTATACCACATCTCACTATTGGCGCAGGCGAGCAGGATGTCAGGCATCTTGCTCCTCCGAAATTCCGTCTAGCATAGTTATAATCTCTTCTAGTACTGCCTTTTCTTTTAATAGATCGTTGCCAAAATCGATCTCAGCCTCACCAAACTGAATAAATAAATCAAGCAGCTCTCTGGATGTTTCCAACATAACGATAGCATCATATTTTCCTATCCTAGCCAGATTATGAAGTTGTATAAGTTCACCAAAAAACTGATTCCAAGATATTAAAGCATCGGCAATTTTTCCAAGCAGAATAGTAAATCGATTCAAATGGGTTCTTTCAGCCTCATTATTGTCAAACATTTTTGATACGATATCTTCAATCATCCTTGAGTGCTCCCCGTGAAATACTATACGCCTCCAGCGTGCTCTTCAGCGCCCCGATGCAGAAATCAAACGCATCGCGGGTGGCGAAGGCCTCGGTTACAAGGTTCTTTGCTTTGAGCGCGTTGGTTGAATAGTCTCTCTGCTGCTCTAAGTATTGCAAGGTCATCAAAATCGCCATAAGCAGATCGTTATCGCCCATCTTCCGCCTCCATCGCCCAGAAGCCGTGTTTGCCGTCATGCCCAGGCCAGTCGTAGATCACGCCTGCCGAAATCCCGAACAGTCGCGACGCCTCCTCCAGCGCATCGGCGGGCGCGGGATAGCGCCACTTCGGGAACGGGTAGTATCTCTTAGGCAGTTGGGTAAGCAGCTCGCAGCGGATGATTTCTATATCACCAAAGTTGATAGTCATATCACCGGTAGTGATAGTTGAGTTAGTCATAGTTTCCACCCACAATTAGGGCAAAGTTCCTCGCCGTCGCCATGAATGCAATGACCACTGCCAACGCAGATATCATCGAAGCAGGTGATTATGATCCCCTCTCCGCCGCACATATCGCAATAATCGTCATTATCATAATCGTCAGGGTCATCGTCCTTGTGCATATAATATGGTTCATACCATGATTTTGTCATCAGTCTATCCTCCGATCAAAATATAGAATTGGTGTTCCGCCGCTATCTAATCTTATCCTGACTGGCAATTTACTCAATTCTACAGCTACCCGTTGCAAACTCGAAAAGGTTGGATCGCGGTAAACGCGACCAGTAAATTTATTTTCTACGTCAACCGAGTCGCGAAAAGTGAGCCATACATGATAATTGGTTTGCATTAATTCAATCTCAATCGCTTTCATAATTCTCTTATCTCCATTTGAGTTAGTCATCGGATTTTCCGATCTTGAAAAATGCAGTCACTAGGAATTGATAGGGAACCTTGGCAGCAGAGAGAGCGTCTACCAGACGGATATTAGACGGCGAATCTAACGTTCGACCATAAGCTCTGACCCCGGTTCCCCTAAAAACGAGAATTACCCTCTTTTCAAAATCCGAATGAATATGCTGGATCAAGAAAATCTTATTAGTCATGCAATCATCCTCATTTCTACGATGTCCTCAATCTCCTCGATATTCTCGATGATGAAATGATGTATATGATCTCCAAGATGGGGCAGAATATCTAACGCGAATTTCTTCTGGCTAGGCCGTTCTTTGTCGCCATCGCCCTTGACCTCGATAACCAGCGTCACGTCATGTCGAAATGCGATAATATCCGTAAACCCCTTCATGCCTCTGGGTGTATATCGATTGCTATTCATGCTAAACGCGAGCCAGCCACTTCCGCGTAAAACGCCAAGCCCCTGCTTGATAATCTGCGTACCGGTCATGCCGTCGCCTCCGGTATCCCCGTGACAAGAGTGTTAGCAAGACGCTTGCGTAACCGTTTACGCGTAATTACAATTGATCGGGGAATTTTTGGATGCTGAATAATAAAACCAGATTCTTCTAGTTTGTCCAAATGATATTTCACAAATGATGTAGAACTAAATCCAGCTATTTCTATTAGATCACGAATTGATGGGGAATACCCATTGATCTCCCAATATTTCTCGATGGCAAGAAATAATGTTATAGATTTTTCATTCAGTCGTTTTCTTTTTCTGCTCATTATCTGCCCCTCTAATAGTTCTGCCCCTCATCGTTCGCGGCGCAATCCGGTAAAGGGCTCGCCGCAGACCTGGCAGAGCTTTGGGGTCTGCGGTAATCCGCCGCTGCCGCTGCCATTACCGGGGCGGTAGGCGAGTTTGCGAGGCATCAGCGCAGAGAACCTTGAAAACACGTTGAAACAGTATCTTTGCCCCAATGCTCACCGGTTGCACCGGCTTGGGCCGCGCCTTATCCCGTTGCCTGGATACCTGCTCGACCGGGCATCCATCTGGATACCGGCAGACGGGGGGAAGCTGCTTGACCTCTGCCTTCGACGGGTCGCAGGGCAACAGGCTCTCAGCGGGCGGGCATTGGTTGGGCGGCGCATCGGCTCGCACCGCCACAACGAAGGCGACGAGCATGATAAGCAATGCGACGATAACCGTAATCGCTTTGACAAAATGTTTGTTCATGGTTCATTCTCCTTGCCTTGATTCATCCACCGATTTTATGTCGACCCAATAATCATCAATGCACTTACGGGCCAATATACATTTGCTGGATTTTCCCCCCACTCTGGCGGCATTTCAGTTTTCATTATGTAACAATCCATGATCTCGCCATCCATTTTTAATTCTGGAATTGCCCAAGTTGATGCTAAATAAGTATAGGTTTCTTCTTTAGGAATTGGCTTTCCGTTGGCGTATATCTCTCCTCCAGTCCATTCCCAATCGCTTTGTAGTCCCGCGCTAGCGGTTTTTGGTTTTGTGCCTCGAATTAACTGAGCTGCCTTATTCCAATCAAAAACCATTAGTTCCTTGTCTTTACTTATTTGGCCCATTGCAAATGCGGTTGTTGTATCCATTTCGTTATCTCCTTTCGTACTCCGATAGTTAGGTCTAGACTATTTCTTGTGGAGTATGAATGTTGGGTTTACTCCCACTCGATAAACACATTGTTGGCCGGCCCGTTGCGCTCCAGCCATTCGGCGTTGTTCCAGGTATCGAAGTCGCCGCCGTCATTGGGATGGCGCGCCCAGCGCCGTTCGATGTGGGCAATGACTGGACCCCCAGTATGGCGCCCGGTACCTCGCTGTTTTGCCAGGATCGCAGCATCGAAAGCAGCCGATGGGCCGCGGAAATGGTCTGGTGGGTAGGAAGGTGGACTCTGCCCCACGCTGCCATCGCCCCAGCCTTCCCGGCCTTTGTTATCCGCGCGTAGCGCCAGCCAGCGGAACAGCAGGAACAGGGCAAATAGACCGCCGAGTATCCAGGCGCAATTCATAAAGGCTACATCACCGGCATTCATCGGCTGCCCTCCTCTTGCCTACTGATCTGGCTGGACCGCATCGCGGCCCAGATAGCGCCCAGGCCAAAAACGACAATGCCCAGGACAAGAGCAAGTCCGAGTAGTATCAGTCCTGCCGTCAATGCTAAAATATCCAACATCTCAGCCTCCCTCATTTGAACAAAAGCGACATTTCCCGGTATAACTACACATGTCGCAGCCTCGGGCATCGTTGGCAAAAAAGCCCTTGCATTTACTGCATATCTTTGTGTCATGGCAGCTTGCGCAAATGTGTTTGCGCCTGGGGAAGAGCCGTTCCCACTCTATTTCACGCTCTCGCCTAGTTTTTTG